ACCTGATCGTGGCGCATGACGCGCACGACCGACAGCCGCATCGGTTCGGGATAGTGTGGATTGTAGGAAACAAAATCGCACCAGGCGCGGCCGGTGCAAGCCATCTGGAACATCATCTGATCGAGGTATTGACCCTCGACCTTTTCCGGCCGCAGCAGCGTGTCCATGTGCGTGGCCGGCGTCGGGCATTTGATTTCAACGAGCCCGCTGTCTTCCACCAGCCCATCAGGCGACGCGCCGCTCATGCTGATGCGCGGGTGCTGGATGAACCCGACCTCGACCACGTCGACATTGCGGAAGAACGCATAGGCCGCGCGCGCGTCGGGCTCGAGCTCGCTGCCGGCGAGCATGGCGGCGGATTGATAGGACGGGAACGGCACGCCGGTCATGCGCTCCAGCACGAGCTCGGCGAGGTACTGCTTGCGCACGGCCGGCACGCCGCCGGTGCGGAGCGTCGCCATCCAGTCGCTGGCGCGCGAGGCGGTGGCCTTGCCCAGGCGCGCGGCGTGCCATTCCGGGGTGTGCTGTTTCATGTCTTGGGTGCGCTGGCGTCGAGTTTTTTCAGTGCACCGTCGAACAGCGCGGCTGGCAGGTTCTCCAACTTGCTGATCTTGTAATACTGGCACACCCGCTCCTCGGTCTGCCCGACCTGTTCGATGCGTTTGCGCAGCATCGCGACCTCGTTCTCGCTGACGAGCTCCTCGGGCTCGGCGCTGTCGGTATCGGTGGTGGCCGAGAGCCCGAGCGCGGCCTTGAGGGTGTAGCGGCACAGGTAGGTCAGCGCGCTGCCGATCGCCTGGATGGGGTTTTTGGCGCCCGAGGTATCGGCCGGGCCGGCGAGACCGTTCTCCTCGTAGTAACCGTCCTTGTGCTCGACCCGGCAGGTGACGATGATCACGTCGGGGCGGGCGTCGGGCACCTTGGTGCCCCAGCGGTAGGAGAGCCCGTGCTTGGAGAGAACGGGCACGACCTGGCGCTCGATGTCGTCGAGCGTCTCGTAGCGGTAGGACATGCGGCCCCCGCTGCGCAGTTCCATCTTGGCCTCGGCCGACTTGAAGATGGGGCCGATCTCGGCGCGCGCCTTGGCGATCGCCTGGTTGAAGGCTTTGCGCGCCTCGTTGCGTTCCCAGCGTTCCTGCATGTTGAGCAGTCGTTCCAGCGTCATCGGGTCAGCGCCATTGGCGACCGCGCGGGCGATCATTTCCATCGGGGTGGCCGGCAGTGCCGGCAGGTTGGCGGGTTCGTCGGTCATAGGCGTTCCTTGTTTCGGCAATTTAGGCAGCGGTCACCATCCTCGGTTTGCCATCCGGCCGTGCACGCCAGCTCACGCAGACGGGCGATCTGTTTTTCCGCAATCTGACCGCCGCCGTGCCATATCCCGCTGACGAATGCCTCGCCGCAGCCATCGCAAGTAAGCGCCACATTGCCGGGCAAGAATTCGCCCTCGGACTGGTTGGGGTTGCGCTTGAACCACGGGCGCGGCGGGCGTTGCGGAGATTGCGGAAGCTGTTGCGGGATTTGTCTCCACCACCGATTTGCCGGCCGGGGACCGGGGTCTGATTTCTCGTCGCTGATTTTGCAGCGGCGCCGTATTCTGCGCAGTGCTCGCGCCTCCATCTGGCGAATTCGTTCACGAGAAACCCCTATCTCCTCACCGACCTCTTTCAATGTCAGCGGGCCGTCGCCAAACCCGTAGCGAAGGCGCAGCACCCGCTCATAACGCGCATCGAGTGCGGCACGAGCAAACATCTGCTGAACGGTCAGCCTGTCTTCTACCTCTTGCAGAGTGTCGCGGCGCCACACGAGTTCCTATTTTTTCATTTCCCGTTGAATGTCTCGGATGCAGCACTCGATGGCGAGGTTGAAACTGTCGCGCAGCCGGTCGAGTGCATCGAGCAGGGAGAGGCGGATATCGCGCGGCTCAGAAATTTCCTCGACGCGATCGCGGCCGATGCGCCAACGCTGGCCGGGGTGCTCGTAGTCGTCCCACTGCACCCAGAGCTCGCTGCCGACATCCTCAAGCACGGTGCCGACGAGCTCGGGGTCGGCCTTGCTGCGCACGCGCATACTGCTCTCCTGGGATGACCCACGAGCCTACGACACGCTGCGTGTAAGCGCAAGCCGAGGCATCACGCGCTGTGTAATGCGGGGAAAAACTTGCGGCCACAAATCAAGTCACCGCCACGGGGTGTGGTTCCGTTGCCGACAGCAAATTTAGCGAGTGACACATCTGTAACGCGGCGTTAAATCGGTTGGTCACATGCCTGACAGACAACCGTCAATCGGTGCGGATGTAACCAAGAGGGAACAACGCCATGCGGTCAGTCGAACACGTAAAGAACAACGAAACCGCGCTGCAGAAGCGCCTGCGACACTGTTCGGTCACCTGTCACATCGTGGCCGACCTGATTGCGGAATGTGGGGAGGACGAGGAGGCGGCGCGGGCGATCGGGCGGCGTGTGATGACCGGGGTCAGCTGGGTCTGCACCGGGACGAACAGTGACAAGCCCAGCGAGGAACGGCAGGCGGTGCAGCAGCGCACGATCAGCGCGCAGTTTGTGGGTTATCTGATGGGCCAGGCGACGAACAAGGAGGATGCGGCCGAGATTGGCGCGTTATTCCTGCGCGGGATCGACTGGGTGTGGGGCGCGCAGGCTCAACGCGAGTTACGGGTGGTGTGCTGAACGTCGCCCGGCAGCATGTGCGCCACGATCTTTTCTTGGATGTCGGGCGGCAGGCTCTTGAAATCGCCCTGATAAATCCAGGCCCAGGGTCAGCCGGCATTTTGAGCAGAGCTTGAGCGCATGCTGGATGTGGATCAGGCGGATGCCGCTCTCGTAGTTGGAGTAGGCTGAGCCGTGGCTGATTGAGCCCATCAGCCGGCACATGGTGGTGGTGGTGTATTCGAGTGCCCGGCGGGTGAGGGCGAGGCGGCGGCCGACCTCGGCTGGCGTCGTCGGATCGTAGCGGCCCTTCGGCATAAAGATTTTCTCTAATCCATTCAGACTAGTCCAATGCATCACACGGTGTGATAAGTCAAGTCATTCTCACATGGCGTTGACTTTGACGACACGCGGCGTGTAGGGTTAAGGCATGCCGTTACGCGAGGTTCGCAGCGCAAGACACGCGATCGATGTCCTCGGCGGCGTCGTGCGGGTCGCGACGCTGTGCGGTGTCGGCCGCAACGCGGTCAGCAACTGGTTCCGCCGGGGCATTCCGCCCGAGGCCTATCACGTGCTGGCGCCGCGGCTGCGGCGGGCTGGTTTCGAATATCCACCCTCGTTGTTCAAGCAATACGGACGCAAGCGCGTGGCCAAGAAGAAACTCACGCCCCATAACGGGGGGCGGCGATGATGCATCTGTTGGAGGCGGCTGGAGCGCTGGAGACGACGATGCTGTCCAAATCAGGACTGCATCCCTACGACGAAATGCTGCTGTACCTGTTGCGCGAGTTCAAGACGCGCGGCCCCAAGTCACGCACGGCGGTGGTGGATGGTGACATCACCGCGCTGTCGCAGCGCATATCGGTTCGCATGCTGGCGGCGGGCTTCAACAAGAGCGACCGCCAGGTTGCGCGCGATCTGATCAATCTTGAGCGCGATCTGGAGTACGGCCGGCCGACATAGGGATGCCATGCCCAACCCACACCTCGACACGCCGTGGACGGATGCACGGTGTGAGGAGTTGCGGCGGATGTGGAGCGAAGGTTGCTCGGCCGGGCAGATCGCCGCCGAGCTCGGCGGCGTGACCCGCTCGGCGGTGATCGGCAAGGTGCATCGGCTCGGCCTGGTGCGAGCTCCGCGTGAGCGGCTTGAATTCCTGCCGCCGCGACCGCGCCGGCAACGAGTGAGGCGCCGCATGTTGACCCTACCACCACCGCCGGCACCGGAACCGGAACCGCCGCCGCCGCCACCGCCACGGGCGCGACCGCGGCGGCTGCAGTTGCTGCAGTTGCTCGACCACCACTGCCGCTGGCCGATCGGCGACCCGCGCGGGCATCGGTTCTATTTCTGTGCCGCCGATCGCGAGGCCGGCGTGCCGTACTGTTCGTTTCACATGCGCAAGGCGTTTGCGAAACCGCGAGGGCTGCGATGATCAGCCCTGAAAAGTTTGGTGTGATCAAGGTGCAGTGTTCGCGCCTCGTGTCCAGCGACGGCGAGAATTCCGTCATGGTGGAGTTCAGCAACATCGACGACGAGGAGTTGGCGTGCCGGCTGGCGAGTTGGGTCAACCAACTGCTCAAGGAGCACCTGCAGGAGCTCGCCGACGAGGTGTTGAGGCCGGCGAGCGAGCGGAGGCAATGATGGCTCACCACCACATGGACAACGGCGAAGCATTCATGCGGGCGCGGCGCCTGGCGCAGCAGGCGGCGCAGCAGTCGGGGCTCGACCCGTACAACGCCTTACCGTGGACGCTGCAGCGAGCGCAGTCCGTCTACCAGGCCTATCGCGCGGCGGCAGAGCAGCGGCATCCATGGACGCCGGGCGAGCGGCCCGAGCCCGAGGACATCACCGGGCTGCGCCTGCTGGAGGAATTTTTGGCGAAGCGTAAACGCAACAAGGGAGAGTGACATGGCAGCGAGTGGCAACGGCAGAGAGATCGACGCGCTGGAGCAGCAGTGGCTGAGTGGACAGCCGGCGAAGGCGCCGCCGCCGCCGGTGCAGGCTGAGGCTGCGACGGAAACCTATGACGCGATGATGCGCGGTCGCGACACCGTGCAGATGCTGCGCGACATGGCGCGCTACAACGAGCAGGTTGCCGACGCGATCGAGCGCACGATGGTGGCCTGGCACGGCCATAGCAGCCGGCTGATGGGCAAGCTCGGCAAATGAACGTCACCGCGTTTGCGCAGCGCGCGGAGGCGATGATTGCCGAGCGCGACGCCGAGATCGCCCGGCTGCAGATGCTGTACGACGCCTGCAAGATTGCGCTCGGGGAGCTCGCGGCCGACAACAAGCGGCTGCGCGAGGAGATTGAACTGGCGAGCAAATGAAACGCTACAGCATCATGGTGGTGCAGTATGGCACCACCGGCGAGAGCGAGCTCTGCCGGGTTGACAACGACCCGCATGCGCTCGCCTCGGCGGCGGCCGACAAGATGTTGTGGGTGAGTGCCGGCAATCGCATGGTGCACGTGCGCAAATACACCTCGGTGCGGGTGGTCGACGATCAGGCGGACGATGCCCAAGATCACGTTCAATCCTGACGAAAAATTTGATCTGCAACTGAGCCAGGGGCTGATCGATGAGCGGCGCCTGGCGGAAATTTTCGAGCATGGCGACATCAGCAGGATCGAGGTCAAGGGCGAGCAGCATCTGTGGGAGCAGACCGGCAATATCTGCCTCGAATACATGTGGGACGGGCGGCCATCCGGGCTGGCGGTCACCACCGCCGGGTACTGGGTGCATGCGCTCAAGCGCGACGGCGAGGTGCTGTGTTATCTGATGTTTCCGATCGAGCGGCTGAAGAAGCTTGCGGCGGCGGCCTACCGCGCCGGCCGGGTGCGGCTGAAGGCCGGTGATGGCGGCAAGGGCGCGGTGGTGCTGCTGCCGCTGTGGTGGGTGCTGCGGTAACCCCCGCAATTCACCGGCTACTACACGGTGTGTGTAAAAGTCGTTTACCTGACTTAGCGGCCGGCGTTAGGGTGGCGCCGCCGGGACAGCGGCTGATCTCCGTTGCCCATTCTCCAGCGTGGGCTCACCGGCAACCCTGCTGGAGCCGCCATGGTTGCCTACGTGCCGCTCTACGTCGATCGCTGGTTGGGCGGCACCCGCATGCTGACCCTTGAGGAACGTGGTGCCTTCGCCGACTGGATTGCTACCTACGCTGCCCGCGACGGCCTGTTCCCTGACGACCTTGGACTGTTTGCCACAACATGGGGCTGCGACATCCGGGTGGCAAAGCGCCTCCGCGGAGCCCTTTTCGCCAAGGGTAAACTCTACGCAGAGGAGAGCGAAGGTCGATCACTTGTCCATCAAGTATCGATCAAGTCCATCGTAGCCGGCGCGATAGCCAAGTCCACGAAATGCGCCGACGCAGCGTTCAAAAGATGGGAAAACCATAGAAAATACAACGGCAATACCCATGCAAACGCAGATGCGTCCGCAGACCAAAGTTCCATGCAAACGCATATAGGTCACCGGGGTAACCATAAAGAAGAAAGAAACCTTCCTTACTTTGGAGAGAGCCAGTGCGATACCCAGCCGACTACTTCTACGACAAAGGCCCCAACCACAGATCACCACCCCGAGCCCGCGACCCAGGTCCACCCCCAGGCCAAAACTACAACACCCTCACCGCAGCCCACGGCAGACCAGCCGGCCGCTTCGAACACCACGACGGCAGACAGCCCAAACCCGTCACCACAACCCCAGCCCCCTACACCCCACCAACCACCGACGAGCTCCGAGCCTCACTCGAACGGATCGCAGCCACCCCCAGAACTGACCCTCGCTGATATCAACAACCGCATGCGATGGTCCCCAGCAGGTACCCGAAAGCCTTTCACGTGAAACATCCAAGCAAGCAGCCGTCCGAGGAGAGCAACCTTGACGTGGTCAGCAAAAAACTTCTGGCACCAGTGCCACCTGGCAGACGAACGCAAACGCAAAAACCAAACACCACGCTTCCGCCCATGGCCAGCACCACCCCCAGAAAATATCCCACACAACTGGGACGAAATGACCCTCGATCAACTCTACGGGCTGTTCCTACGCCAACACCAACAACGCCTCGCCGCCAAGAAAAAATAACCCCAAACCGACCCACACCGAGGGGCCCCAGCCCGACCAAAAACAGCCGGGGGGTATCTCACAGGGCGTGCCAGCCGGCGGAAATGCGCATGTGGGGTCTAATAGCCAAGTGCGGAGAGCCCGCATGACCCAGATTATCGGCACTCCGCGCGAGGTGGAGGAATAGTTGAATGTCCTCGACCTCTTTAGCGGGATCGGCGGTTTCAGCCTCGGGCTCGAACGAGCCGGAATGCGAACCGTCGCCTTCTGCGAAATCGACCCCTATTGCCAACGGGTGCTCCGAAAGCACTGGCCAGATGTCCCCATTTACGGGGATGTGCGGACCTTCAGCGGCGTCCCCGCCGATGTCATCTGCGGCGGCTTCCCATGCCAAGACATTTCCAGCGCGGGCGCTAAAGCCGGGCTGGGCGGCAGCCGAAGCGGTCTATGGTCAGAATTTGCCCGGCTCATTCGCGACCTTCGACCGGGCTACGTCATCGTGGAAAACGTATCAGCGCTGCTTTCTCGAGGAATGGGAGCCGTTCTTGGAGACTTGGCCGAGATCGGGTATGACGCGGAGTGGCATTGCATTCCTGCTGCCGACGCTGGCCTCCCCCAAGGGCGGGATCGGGTCTGGATTATTGCCTACCCTAATTGCGGGGGACGCAAAGGGCGCGAGAAACGGCACTGCATCAACCCGCGATTTGAGTTCCGGCTTGACCCTAACGGACTGGCTTTGGCTCAACGTCGGGCGCGGGATGGTCGATCCTGGGTCCGCAGAGCAGCTGATGGGCTTCCCCATCGGCTGGACCGAACTAGAGCCCTCGGCAATGCCGTCGTCCCCCAAATCCCGGAAATCATCGGAAGGGCTATCCTAGATGCAGAGCGATCTATTTAGCTATTCCACGCCCTTCGACGGCAAAACATACAACCCAGAGCGCGACTATCCGCGCCTTAACAAGCTTCTGCGTGCCGTATTCGATCTTATGAAAGACGGCCGCGAGCGGTCCTTGTGCGAGATATCCGGCCTGACGGGCGGCAGCGAAGCCTCGGTAAGCGCCCGCCTGCGCGATCTACGCAAACCCAAGTATGGCGGCCATACCGTAACGCGCCGACACATACATGACCCCGCCACCTCCTCGATGGAACGGGACTGCTGACCACCCGCTCGCATGCGGGGGGGGGTCGAGGACGGCCGGGGCCCCTGGCCTGCTTGGTACCCGATCACGCCAACCATTGAAAGCATTGAGGAATTTGGCGCAAATGTCAAAACGGTTTGACAATTCAGGTCGAGCTCGACGCCAGGTTGTGGGCCGATCGGTGTCGGCGCACCGGCGGCACCTACCCGGCTACCGCGCGGCTCGGCTGCGTATGCTCGACCTGAAAACAACGGCTTAGGATTATAGACCTATCTCACGTGATGGGAGAAACTGATGTGGATCACGGTGAAGCCTGTGGGAAAAGGGTATTTTTTGTACCGAATGCGCGGTGATTGGCGAGGGCCGACTGCGACCCCGTTCTGTGATGGGGCACGCGAATTGCTGGCAGTGGGGCGGATGGCGCCCGAGGTGATTGAGCTCTGGCACGAGGGTGCTGAAGCCTGGGCGCTGCGCAGCACGATCGGCCAGGCGGCGAGGTTGCGGGTGGACGAGAGCGGTGCTCCTCGGTTTCGTAAATGGGAGAGCTCGGCGGAAATTAGAAGGCGCTGCATTCGCGGCGCCTAAGACCGTACGCGGGTTATTTCGCGCGGCGTGAGGTAAGGAGAGGGTCGAGGTCTAAAAACGGCTGTACGGGCGTGCTGCCACGTTTCAGGACAGGGAGGCTGACCGATGCGTCGGAGGCGAGGTCGACCCCGGAAATCTGGTCCGCGCACACGGGGAGGACGGCGGCGGTTGCCGGCGGTATCGACCCGTGAGATAGCCGCGCAAATGCCGCATCGGCGCGGGCTTGGCGAGCTCGCGGTGGACCAGCGGGCCGAGACGGAGCTCGGCCGGCTGGTGCTACGCGGTACGCTCACTGCAGATCAGGGACTGGCGGGGGAAACCTACCTGGCACTGTGGCGTGGATATGTCTGGACCTTGGCGGGGCCGCGAGAGCTCGCGCAGAGTGGTGGTGGCGGGTTCAGTTGTGGTGGCTGTGAGGTGATGCGGCACTGCCGCTGCTGGTTTAGGCGCAAGGTATTCGAGGAGGCGCAACAGGTGCTGTTCGGCTGTCACTCGATGGTGGTGTGGGTCGTTGAGCGTGTCGTGATCCATGACTACGCGCTGCACAAAAGTTGGGACATCGAAGCACTACGGCTGGGGCTGGATGTGCTCGCCCGCCACTTCGGCTTGACACCTCGGGGAAAATCGCAGTACCAAAATGCAGCATCGCAAATCGCGTCACCGCCCGGCTCTTGAGCCGGGTTTTTTGTGACCGAAAATTGGATCGTAATGCGGTAGCAGTTGTCCGTTTTGCCGCCAGCGCTCCAGATCGGTTGGCCAGGCGCGCCGACGTTCCACCGGCCAATTTGCGCGACGTGCCATGCAGATCGCTCATGCTGTACCCCTAAGTTTGCCCGCCATCGCGCGGCAGTCGGCGGCGGCCTCATCAATCAGGTTTCCGTCCCATCCACCCATGTGATCCGCCAGCCCGTCGAGGAAGGTGGCGGCTTCAGCACAACGGAGGCAAGTCTTCTTGCGCCGTGGCCTCGGCAAGTCCGAGCGCTCGTGCGTGGCCATACCTTCGTCGCGCCACTTGCTCATGTCTCACCCCGCAGCTTCTTCGCCATCGCGCGGCACTCGTCACCGGCGCGGTCGATATCGGGCGCAATGCCGGTATCGTGTGTTGCTCCAACATCAAGCATTGCATCGAGGCGGCGCGCCAGCCCGTCAAGGAAGGCGGCGGCTTCCTTGCGGATAGCCAGTGCCATTTTGCCTAAATCGCCCTGCATCCCGTATTGGATTGCCAATGCAGAACGCAGCCGCCCGATCTCGTCGGCAAGCTCCACGATCAGCAGATCGCGCTTGGCGCCATAGCCGCACGTGCATTCGTAGCAGCGCCCCGCGCAGCCGCGCTCGTGGTCGCTGCCGGCATACTCGCGCGCCCGTTCAACGATGTCGGTCATGCCTTCTCCTCCAGGGCGCGGCGGGCTGTAGCTCGCATTCTGTGGCCGCCGTCTCCAATTGGCGAATGGACTGTGGCAATTATCTTGAGCGCCGCCCGTAGCCGCTCGATCTCGTCGGCGGCCTCCCTTTCTTGTGGCTCCGCTCCCCATCTCCGTAGCCGCTCTACAATGTCGCTCATGTCTCGCCTCTTAGCTTCGCCGCGTGATCGGCGGCCCCTTGCCATAGTGGCGATGATCGAGGCCGACGCACACGGTGCTGATGTGCACGTCGCCGACGTGGTCGTTGCCAACCCGCCGCCCGTCGATGTCTTCCAACCAGCGGCCCCAGGCCAGGACATCGACCTCGGACACCGTGTGCTCGGGGCCGATGCAGACGTAGAATTTCGGCGGCGGCAGTTTCATCGCGGTATGCCGCCGATGGTGAGGATGGCGGTAAAGTTGCAGCCGTGCTTGCGCACATCGGTGGTGGCGCCGCAGTCCTCGCAGGTACACACCTCGGCCATCTGGTTGGGTACATTCGAGCGGCAGCGCACACCACAGCCCGCGCAGGTCCATTTCTGAAAGATGGTGCCGCCGTTGCCGACCACGCGCTGTGCGCCGACGAGGCACTCATCGAACGGATGATTGGGTGGCTTGAGCCTCTTCTTCATCCGCGCAGGCTATCACGCCCCGTGATCACGATCTAGCCTCGGTTGGTCCTCCTGTCGAGGCTGGAGGCCGGCGGGAATTCGCTGCTCCCCGAGAGCACCGCCCTAACCCCCGCCGGCCACAGTTTCAGCGATGACGACCGTGGCTCTTGCCCTCGTCGTCGTCGTGCTTCGCGTTCTTGGCTTCGGCCTTGTGCTCCTCCTTGGCCTCGGCCTTCTCGGCTTCCTTGGCTTCCTTCTCGGCCTGGTCGAGCGAGAGCACCTGCAGGTTGGCCTCGCCCTCGCTGGGGAAGGTGTGCAGGATGTTGCCCTTGTCGTCGGCGACAACGAAATTGCCAGTCTCGGTGGACTTGTGGACGGTGTGCTTGCTCATGGTGAGCTCCTCAGGGTTGGAGTGAACGCAGGACAATGCGCACCACCCTAGCATGGTTCGGCTCCCCCAATTGGGGTATCTAACAAAAGTCACGTTCTGTGATAAGCTCCCCGCCAGCACAGGGAGCAGACCATGCTGAAATTCACCACCGTGGCAGTCGCCACCATCATTGGCCTGGGTAGCGCCAGCGCCGACACCTTCCTTGAAAGGCTCACCGGCTATTCCCGCGACGCCGTCACGCCGATCGAGAACGCGCCCAGCGCCGGCAACAGCATCCCGCCGGGCTGGCAGGACATGCGCAGCAACGCCCCATTCAACGCCGTGATCAAACCTGCCGAGCCGACACCCGGTTGGCACAAGAAGGTCACGCTCTACCACGAGCAGGGCGGCCTCATCGGCCAACACTGGGAACGTTTCAAACTCTACGCCGACCGCAATGACGAGGTCGAATTGCTCGGCGAATGCTACTCAGCCTGCACCCTCGTCATGTCGCTGCTGCCACGCGAGCGCATCTGCATCGGCGCAAAGGCCTCGCTGCATTTCCATCAGGCGCGCTACGGTGATGGCCAGCCCGCCGACGCAACAACCCATATGATGTATCAGTCCTACCCCGAGGACATCCGCGCCTGGCTCGACAGCAAGGGCGGCGAGCTCAACCTGCCCATGAATGAATACTGGTCGCTGCTCGCCACCGACCTCTGGAAAATGGGATACCGCAGATGTGGCCCTGGATGATGATGCCGGGCAATCCGGCGGGGGCGTTGAGCCTCTATCAGATGTACACCCAAAACCCGCCCGGCCAGGGCGGGTTTTTTAATTCGCCGGGCGCGCGCGCGCCGTCGCCGTGGCTGCTGCCGCCGCAGCAGCAGGACGATCGCAGCGACCAGCGCGGCAACCGCAACCAGCCCGACCCCGGCAACGCCATGGCGCCTCCCGGCCAGACGCCGGCCGGCGGCCCCGATAACAATCCGCAGGCCGGCTACGACTACAACACTGTCTCGCCCGGCTACGACCCCGGCTGGATGAAGATGTTTGGCGGCGCCGCCAGAGGCAAAGGCAACGCCAACCAGGCGCTGATGATGGGCGCCTTCGGCTTGAACATGCTGCAGCCGCGCCCGCCCACACACACCGGCCCCTATCGCTGGATTTAACGGAGGCCACCATGGCCAACACCTACGACGCCCCGGAAGGCGAAGACGTGTCTCAAGGCAAGGTCAGCCAGCAGGAAGCCAACTATCGCATGGGCAATCCCATGCGCAATTGCGGGCTATGCCAGTACTTCACCGGCAGCGACGGCGAAGACGCGTATCAATGCACGCGCGTCGCAGGTGAGATCAGCCCCTACGGCTTCAGCGATCAGTACGGCCGGCAGGACAACCCATTCATCGCCGGCACGCAGGAAGGTTTTCAGGGTCAGGAAGGCGAAGCACCAGGCGAGGCATCGCCGCCCACCGACCAGGCCGACGCCGGCCCCGCCCTGCAGATAGGTAACCGCCGCTATGCTTAAACCTTTCCTCAACTGCGGACATTCCTGGGAGAAAGGTTTCGAAGACGAGTGGATGCCGCGCGCGCTCGTTTTGCTGGAGGGCGAGGGCGACAGCACCACCAGCAGCGACAGCGCCCCGCCCAGCAGCGACACTTTTGGCGGCGACTTCGGCTTCCAGTCGTGGGGCTTCGACAGCCCATCGAATGACAACAGCAACACCAGCTTCAACACCGACAGTTGGGGCTCGCCCGATGGCGGCGGGTTTCAGACGACGAGCGACGGCGGCTTCAACGACGGCAGCAGTTTCCAGAGCACCAGCGGCGGTTACAACGACAGTGGACAAGGACAAACCTTCGGCGGCGATTTTGGCTTCCAGGGATATGGCTACACCGGCGGCGGCGACTATCAGGGCGGCTACAATTTCAGCGGCGACCTCAACAGCGGCAACATCGGCCTCGACAGTCTCAGCGGCCAGGCCTTCAACAGCGGCGCCTATTCCGGCGGCGGCGGCTGGGCCGGCGGCGGACCATTCGGCAGCGGCGGCAGCAATTTCACCTACGGCACCGGCGCCGACCAGAACACCGGCGGCGGCCCGTTCGGCACCGCCACCGGCCGCGACGGCGGCGGCCCGTTCGGCGGCTGGAGCTCGGGCTTCGGCGGCCCGCCATCGGATGTCACCGGACAACTCAGCGGCAGTCTCACAGGCGGCAGCGGCTTGATCGCCAACACCAACATCGCCGATCAAGGCCAGCCCGAGACGCCGGATGCCCTCAACACACCGCAGTTTGATCTCGGCGATCCAAACGCAGGACAGATGCCGCAGGGTCAGGGCGACGGCCTGCCAGGCTGGCAAGTTTCGGCAGACCCCAACCAGGCGCAAACCTACGGCCCGCCGTCGATCACCGGGCAGGACTTGCAGGACCTCGTCGCCGCCGTCACCGGCCGCGAGGCCGCGCTGCCCACGCTCGACCCCGCTGCGATCTCCGCTTTCGAGGGCGGGCAACAGGGCCGCGCCGGCTCGCGCGATCCGTCGTACTTTCCCCCATCCGCCGGAGGCAGTCGTTCCGGCATGGATATGGAATTCAACCCGTTCGGCATGTATCAGGCGCCGACGCAGGAGAACCAGGGCACGCAAGGTTTGCCGGGCCGCAGCGAAGCGCCGAGCCTGATGGACATGATCGGCATCAACCAGGCGCGCGCTGCCGACGACATGCCAAACGTCTCACAATCGTGGGGCGGACAAACCCGCGCGGAGGCGGCGCGCGACGGCTTCCTGCCCCAGCAGCCCAACGAACTGAACATGCAAATGCTTGATGCGCTCGGACAACAATTCGGGCGCGACCCCGCAACTTTCCAAACATTGTTCAATGAAGCCCGCGCCAACGATTTCTTGAACAACCCAAACGTACTCAATCCGCAATACGATCCGACAGCCACGCCTGCCGGCAACTTGCTGCCGAATGCCACTCTGACCCAAGCAAGCCCATTCGGCACACCCTCACAATTCACGGGCCGCGCGGGCGACATGGCGCAGCAGGGACTGCCGGGCTTCGAGCTCGGGCAGCAAGCGCGCGGCGATCAGACCGTCAACACTGCAGGCAAGGGCGACAGCCAGTTGTCGTTTGATGCGCGCTTCTCGCCGGCCACCAACATGCCGCCAGCGATTGCGCTCAATCCCTACAGTGAATTTGCGGAGACAGGCGGCCGAGGTGATGTCACCGGCGGCGCACAACGCGGCGGCGACGACACCTTCGCTAGCCGCTTCGGCGAGAACAATCCAGCCGTGCCAGTCGCAGAGAGCCCCTATGCCGTGCAGTACGGCAATCCGCAAGTGCAATCGCAGCAGTCGCAGCAGATGACGCCGACCAATCAGTCGCTATACCAGCCGGGCTGGGATTTCATGCAGCCTGGGTCGCCGTTGTTCAATCCGACCGCCGGTGCAAATCCACTCACCGACAGTTGGATGGCGAGCACCGGACCGCCCACCGCGCCGACCGCGTTCCCAGGCTGGGCGCAGCCCGGCCTCACGGCGGGACTGCCCAACAGCATGTTCGTCAACGACACCTCGCGCGGCGATCTGCGCGGCAACGATTTCAATACTCGGTTTGGCGATCTGGCAGACGCTCGCCCGATCGCGGAGACACCGCTGTCGCAATACCAGGCGCCGCCAAACACCCAGCAGTCCATCATGCAGGCACAAGTGACGCGCGGCGGCGAACCAAACTGGTGGGATCAAGAACCCAACATCACGCCCGACGAGCTCCGCCCCGACCAAACCCAAGCACCGGCGCGCGGCTCGCCCGATCGCGGCGCGACGCAGCAAGAGCGCGGCGTCAATCCGCAAGACCGAGGCGACATCCGCAGCGTCATCGAGCAGGCCCGCCCCGCGATCGAGCGGCAGCAGGAGACGACGCGCGCACCGACGCAGGTGACGGTGGGGAACCGCTCGTTCTCCGCGCCGCCATCGCAGGCCGGCACGCGCGGCGCAGTGCAGGCGCAGATGGACAGCCTGCTGAATACGGCGCGTAGCGCAAACACGCTTTCCGCGCGCGTGCAAGCGCTCGATCAGTTGAATGGATTGATCTCGCAGTACGGCAATCCATACGTCGGCCGAGGCGTCACCGACCCCGACATTAACGTGCGTGGCGGCGGCCCGGTCTACGGCACCGGCATCTTCAGGAGATAGCCCATGCCCGGCCCCGGCGGTGCGCAA